AAAGGTCATGTAGAAGTGGTTAAGGTACTAAAGAGTTATATGAAACAAGGAGAAGTATGATGGTATTCTATTACTGTACTTGTACGGAGTTAAACGAACAAAAAAGAGCAGAGTCAGCAGGTAGAACTCCATTCAGAGAAGTGAAAATAGACGAAGACGGTGTGTGCGTCAATTGTGGTTATTATGCTGTAGCATATTTTGATAGAATTGATCCGAATAGAGTAAAGTTGTATGATAAGCTATATAACACAGGTACACCACCACCACTAAATCACAAGGGAGGGTTGAGTATTGAATGTTCTATCAATAAAAAAAGAAGGGATGATCGTGAATCGAAAGGAAAAAATACTAATGGCAATATGGGTGTTTAATGAATTAATAGATAAATACCCACAAATATATCTTACATTAAAAGAAAACTACTTAAAGGAGAACAAATGAAAATATTAATATTAATGATGTCACTAACAGGATGTGCTCATTCTAAATATCCGATAAGTAGAGACTCTACCGAAAAAGTTTCTGAGAAAAAGAAGAATCACATTGATAGAATGTACGATTGTGTATTGCGGTTGATAGAACAAAATGGAGTGGAGGCTACTGTTGCACAAGATGTTTGTGCTAATACTTTGAGGAGGAAATAATGGAACCTGGTGAAATAGAACCTCTTATAAATGAAACTGAAATACAAAAGCTAGTAGATGAGTTCTTGGAGAATAGGAATAAACCTTACAGTTGTGACCATAAATGGAAAACTACTATGATGGTGTTTAACAGTATTACATTTTGTGAACATTGTGGAGAAAAGAAATGAGTTCTTACGAAGACATGTTAAGAGATTCTGTAAATCGTCTAGAAACAGAACTAACGGAGCTTAGGAAATGTAAAGAAGCACTAGAAGCGATGAGAAAGTGCCCATTAATTATTGAAGCAGGATTTGTACCTTATATTGAAAGTGTGTTAGGTTTACGAGATGATTATGTAGTGAAGGAGAAGAACGGTGAATAGAATAGAAGAATTTAAAAAAGCTGATGAATATTATAAGAAATATGGAAAACATACTACTGATAGAATAAAGTATTTTCTAAAAGAAGTAGGAGATACTCCAGAGAATAGAAAAAAATACAGTAACCTAGTTCATAATATGAATATGAAACGGTATTTAAAAAATGCCCCAGAAGAAGTAAAAAAGAAGGTAGTAGCTTGTCAGCTCAGATATCAGAAGTCTGACAAATATAAAGCATATCGTAGGAAGTATGAGAAAGGGTATAGAGCTGAACATAGAACTGAACATAACTTTAAGAGCTGGAAAAGTATGAGAAAATCTATTGGAAAACCTACTACTAAATCAGAAGAATTAAAATATCTAATGACTAGGTCATAAATGAATAAGAAACTATGCACAGCACTTACTATTGGATATCACTTGCTTTTTCTCGGAGGATCGTCTACAATGATAAATGGATACCTTGATGAGATAACAGCTCTTAAGAACGAGATCAAGACTCAAGGAGATCGAGCAGTTAAAGTAGTGGACGATGTTAAGAAAGTCGGTGAAGATGTGGATAAATCTGTCAAAGATTTAAACAGTACAGTTAACAAAATATCAGGCGAGTTGAGCAAAGTGAAGAAAGCTTGTAAGAGGTTTTTATGAAGAAGCTTTTTTTATCGAATTCTCAGATTTCAACTTACACAGATTGTCCTAGGAAATGGTGGCTCCAAAAGATAAAAAGATTGCGTCCTAATTATAAAGGTAGTGCATTACTGTTTGGCTCGGCACTGGACCAAGCTGTCGAGCACATACTACTGAAAAAAGAAGGATCATTCCACCAAGAGTTTCTTGACAGTATGAAGATTTTCGACGTAAACGGTACAGAAAAAGTACTTCCTCATGACATCTTAGATGTGAGGTTTTTTGCAGGTGACATAGATCCGACACTATTAGAGCAAGAGGTAGTTGACTATTATTGTGATGCAGTTTTTATTAAAAAAGTAGAAATAAACGAGATGTTGGAATACTGTAAGCAACAAAGAAAAGCGAAGAAACCTTTATCTAGAGATGAACAGAGATTGTTCAATTACATGGCATATGAATCATTGCTTCAAAAAGGTTTGATGCTTCTAGATGCTCTAGATGAGTGGATAGAAGAGAATGTTACAGAAGTACATTCTGTGCAGAAGAAAATCGAGATTGAGAATGAGAATGGTGATAAGTTCATTGGCTACTTAGATTTTATCGTCACATTAAAGGACGGTAGGAAGGTGCTAATTGACCTTAAGACGAGTTCTAATCCTAATGCATACTATCCGGCAACTTCAGCAGCAGATAGCGTACAGCTAGGTATATATTCGCAGGAAGAAGGGATTACAGATGTGGCTTATTTAGTGGCAGATAAGAAGATTAGAAAGCGAGATCCAAAGGTGAGACTTAAGTTTGTAGAAGGTAAGATAACTGAGGAGCATTTAGATAAAGTGTTTGAAGATATTGAAAAGGTTACTATAGAAATTAAAGAAAAGCTGAAGACTGGTGAAGAAGTATTTGAGAAGAACTTAGACTCATGTATGAAATTTGCAGGTTGCGAATTCTTCAATTACTGTAAAAAAGGATGTATGAAGGGATTAGAATACATTAATGATAAGAAGTGAGGAACTATGTCAAGTAATTATAAAAATAGTAAAAAAAGATTTGCATTATTACTCTTACAATTAGCAGGAATAGTGTATATTTTATCACATGGAAACTATGAAGCTAAGTTATTAGCAGCAATGATTTCTCCACTTTGGTTAATTGCAGCCATATCTTGGAGATCTGAATGACAAAAGTGATAAATCTTCTAGGTGGTTCAGGTTGTGGTAAGACTACAGTGGCAGCAGGATTATTCTATGAAATGAAACGTAATGGCGTTAGTTGTGAGTTCGTTCAAGAATTTGTAAAGACATGGGTATATCAAGATAAAGTCATAGTACATGCTGATCAGAAAACTATACTAGAAGAGCAATATAAAAGAGAAAGTGTTTTATACGGAAAAGTGGAGTACATAATAACAGACTCCCCTTTCATACTTTCTCCAATATACGAGAAGTTTAATTATGAATTGAATGAGACAGAAGATGGTGCTATTCAATTATTGAAAAATGCTAAAGAGCAAGGAGTGAGTCACATTAACTTCTTGTTGAATAGAACAATACCTTTTGATCATTACGGTAGATATGAGGATGAGGAAACTGCAAAGAAAATAGATGTTGCAGTAAAAGATTTTTTAGTGTACAATGAATTAGATTATTATGAGATAACTCGTTTTGATCAAGATGCTAAGATATGTGAGATCATACAACAGCTATAGGAGAAAACTATGCAAATAGAAAAGCTAGAAGACATTTTAACAATTAACTTTGACAAACTTAAGTCACCTGAAAAGACGAGACTTCTTGTTAAGATTAAGCAACTCATTAAGTCAGAGAACAAGACTGAAGCATTAGCTACTGAGAACGCTCAGGATCTTCCGTATGAAGGTTTAAGCATCGTAGGTAATAAGTATGTAGAGCTTAGATTCGACCTGGATACGAAGCAAGCTAGAGTCACTGGTGTAAGACAAGATCCAAGGGATGTAAAAGGGCGCAATTATATGTCAGGAGCAGAGGCTTTGCTTAAAGTTAAAACATTGGCAAAAGATCAAAAGGAGATAGAAAATGAGTAGAAATGTTGACACAAATTTAATTAATGCTCGATCAAGAGAAAAAGAGCAGGTCGTATTTGACGGAAGATTTATTGAGGGAATCCTAGCAGAAGGGAAAACTCCTGAAGGTTTGATAAGTGCAGCAAAAGATGAGCTTGGAATCGGAGAGGATGACCTCATATCGCTAAGCTTTACTGAAAAACTTGGGGAGTTAAACTTAAAGACTAAAGCGTTTATCTCTCTAGCGAATTTTACTTCTAAAGCTGAGGGAACAAAACTCTTGACTGAGGAAGAGCTTTCCGGTATAAGATTAATAGAAGAAAAACTAGCTAAGCAAATTAGCGAAATTTATGGTATTGATTTGGAAGATCTTTACGAGGAGGAAGTATAATGAGTGAAACTACGTTTGAAAAACTAAATAAGATTAATATTAGCGATAAAACTGAAAAGAAGGGACAGTTCACCTACTTGAGTTGGGCATATAGTTGGGGAGAGTTAAAGAAAGTTGCCCCAAATGCCACAGTAATAGTCTATGAGAATGAAGCAGGACTACCCTACTTCCCCGATGGAAATGTTGGAGTGATGGTAAAGGTTGGTGTAGTAGTAGACGGGCTTGAGCACATAAGTTACCTTCCAGTCATGAACTTTAGCAATAAGTCAATCGCTGCAGATAAGGTTAATATGATGGACATTAACAAAACGGTACAAAGAGCTACTGTTAAAGCAATCGGGCTTCATGGGCTAGGACTTTATATCTATGCAGGAGAAGATTTACCAGAAGAAGAAGCTAAGAAAGAGTCACCAGTTAAAGTTGTAGCTTCTAAAAAAGCAGTGAAAACTGTTACTAAGAAGTCTGGAAATAGCTTTAGAACTAGCAAGAAACCTAGTACATTAACAGTAGTTGAGGAGGAGTTATAATGAGCGAACAAGAAGTAGAAAAGGGAACCTCCTCTGTAGACGAAAAAGCGGTAGATAATCTTGCTGATAACATCTATAGAGGCTTAGAATTGACTGTAGAGGATCTTCAATCTAAGTTACCTGACCAAGTGTCAGCTATGGGAGCAAATGCTCTTAGAAGAGTCCTAAAGGCTGTTATAATGTATCCTGCATTACCTGAAGAGGAAACATCTTTGACAGAAAGAGAGCAGAGATTCATGGCATCAATGTACGCACTACATCAGGCAGGAGTTCAGTTAGAGATTAGAGAGATTGGTAAATTACAACAAGAGTATGACAAAAAACAACAACAAGAGCAAGGAGAGTAAAATGGCAGATTTTATTAATTTAGGTGCATTAATGACAAAGAAAGAAAAAGACGCAAAAGGTAAGCTTCAGTATTACATCAAGCTTGATAAGGATGTCAAGATTACTGTAAACGGTAAAGCTACTACTAGTGACTACGTTCAAGTTAAGAACCCACAAGCTAAATATGATGCAATGTTAGCTAAAGGGAAGATCACTGAGGAAGAGGCTGATATTGCAAAAGCTAGATTCGTTGGAGGGGGTGACTTGGCGTTCATTCGTCAAGAATTAACTATTGTTATAGATTAAACTGTGTTATAGTAAGAGTGCGCTGATAAATGGCGCACTTTTTACATCTGGAGGATGTTATGAATAATAAAATCACACAAGAGACATTGGAAAATACACTAAAACCTTTCGATATTGTGAGGACCAAAAGTGGAGAGATAGCTTTTATAACAGAGGTTAATCTAAATACATGTCAATCTAGTCCTGTTCATCAAGTATCTTACTCTGTTAAATTTATTACTGAAAATATCCCCAGAGATAGGTCAGCTTGGTATGAGAATGATGAACTAGAACTACTAGGTAATATTTTTATAAAGATTGCAGAAAGTACAGCAAGTCATCAACAGAGCTATAATGTTCCTAAATTATTTAATAACATAAAGACTGAAAGAGGTAAATCTTGGTAAAGGGATTATAAATGTGGAAGGTTAAAGATTTCATATCACAAAAAGAAACTGTAATAAATCATTTTAAAAAGAATGGAGTATCACAAGAAAATATTGCTGAATATGCTTCTACGGCAGGAGTACCTATTGTTATAATATGTGAGTTTATAAAGCAAGATATTCCTGAACATACTGAAATGTGCAACAAAAAGATTCGAGATATTAAAGAATTTTTTGGAATAAAGGATTAGTATGAGGGCTAATTTGGAACCTTCCGGTGAATATAATAAAGAGATTGGAATACGATATACGAAGTGCTTTAAGAGTGGCACAGTGGTGATAGGACTTTGGTACTATATAATAAGGATTGAACTATGAATTTAGATGAGAAACGTAAGCAGCAAAGTGGTATTAGAAGCTTAGGTGATATGAAAAGAAGTGGGCTGATTAGCGGTAAGATAGACCCTACTAAATTTGTTAATGGTCCTGCAAAAATGGATTGCTTAGTTAGACCTTGGCAGCGTGGTGATATAACTGGAATATTAGCTGGAGCTGGGTCTGGAAAAACTAGTAGTGTTTTATATATTCTAAAACATACTCTAATGAACAATCCAGATGGAATAGTTATATTCGTGTCATTAGAAATGACAGCTTCTGAAATAGGAGAAAAATGGTATAAGGCTACAGAAACTTGTCCAGAATTAGCCGATAGGCTTTATATCATAGAAAATTATGATGAAAATGGAACTTCTAAGAACTTATCTATTAGTGATATAAAAGTTGAATTATTTAATATAAAGGATACAATAAATACTACAGTACATGCTTTTGTTATTGATCATTTATTAGAGATAGATTTAAATGGTGGGGTTGATTATAACCCTGTATGTAAGAAAATTAAAGACATATCGGTCGAATTAGATGCCCACTGTTTTTTATTGTCACAAACAACAAAAGGAAAAGGACAAGGTGATGTTCCAGTAAATAAGGACGGTTGTTTTGGAACTTCTAGATTTGAATGGATTGTAACTAATATATTAACTGTTTTTCAACCATTAAAGCGTGTAGAAAAAGAATGTAATCTTGCTATTATGGGTTGGCAGTATGCAAAGATTCGTTATAAGAATAAAAACGATAAAGCAAAAGAAGGAATGAATTATTTAATGACGTTTGATTTTGATACTGAGGATTTAGTTGAACTTAATACTGCTGAAGTTTCTACATTTAAAATGTATTATGAAAAAGTACTAGAACTTCGTCAAAATGAGGCTAAGTTTAAATCATACCAGTTCAGTCTAGATCGTACCATAAAGGGTAAGGATGGAAAAGAAGTTGTATTAAAAGAAACATTTGGTGGAGGATCTCCTGACGATGAACTCTGAAAAGTGGAAAGATATTAAAAATTATGAAGGGTATTATCAAGTATCTAATAAAGGAAAAGTACGAGGAGTAGCAAGACTGATAAATGGAGGGGGTTCTCAAAATAAAAGATTTATCAAGGAAAAAGTTCTAAAAAATCATGTAAAACAAAATGGATATTGTCAAGTTAGATTGACTAAAGATGGAATATCAAAAGATTTTTTAGTGCATAGACTAGTAGCTATTTCTTTTAAAGGTACGATTGAAGGAAGTCCTCATGTTAATCACATAGATGGAAATAAACAGAATAATAAATTAGATAATCTAGAATGGTGTAATACTTTTGAAAATATGCAGCACGCTTTTGACATTGGTCTAGTTGACAATAGAGGAATAAAAAGTCCCAATAATAAATACTCAGAAGCTCAGATATTATTAGTAAAAAAACTCTTGCAAGAAGGTCACAGTAATGTTACAATATCTAAGATGACCGGAGTTAATAGAACTACAGTTTATCGAGTTAAGATTGGAAAACAATGGAGTCATTTATTTCAACTCATAGTAGGACTTATTATATGAAAAATATGACAGAGCTAATCTCTTGGTTTCAGCTCGAATATGCTAAGACTTCGGGGGGGATTCATCTATTTACGTTGGGTAGTTTTAATTATGTGCTATAGGAGATAAAATTATGAACAGATTTAAAGTAATAATAGACAAGCTTCTACTAGACTATTGGTGGCGTATTCCTTTCATGAGCTACGATATATCATTTAAGTACGATTTTCCAACTAAGAGACTAATTGACCACTGTTTTGATAATTATGCAGAATCTCAAGAAGAAGACATTCTACATATAAGAGGGAAAGTTGCAAAAGTTGCTCACATGTATGCTTATGATTCTACAGTAACCAAGGAAGATCTGAGTTTAATTCATTTAGTATACGATACTAGTAATAGAGAAAGAGTTCGACAGATATTATGCAAATTTGTAAGAATGTACTATAATAAAAGGAGTTAATATGGACTACGAAGATAAAGATGAAGATGCTTACAATAAGATGAAAGGTACTTATACTATTCATGTAGAAGGGTGGTACAAATCATCACTTGAACCGTTTCCTAAATATTACGAAAAAGGAGATGAAATATTTCTAGATAACGTTAGATACTTTGAGAGAGTAAAATGAAACTGAGCGTTTTTCCAGAATCTAAAGCTCACCCTAAAAGTAAGGAAGAAAAGAAGTCGAACAGCTTTAAAGTTTCTAAACCGTACAAACCACTACTTAAGGAGTTTTCTACTACTGACGAACTTATTGATATAGTGTGTAATAATACATGGTCACCTTTTGTTTTTAAAGACTATCGTAGAGAATCTGACTTCATTAGTACAGATTTTATAGCATTTGATATTGATTCAGGAATGAGAATAGAAGAATCTGAAAAAGTAGTACATCAGCTTGATATAGACTGTTTATGTCTTCCAAGTCCAAGCTTTACTGAAGAAGATCACAGGTATAGGCTGATATTCCCATTAGCGAGAACTATCACAAATGTTGCCGACTACAAGCAAACGTATTACGACTTAGCCAAGAACTTTCCAGTAGATCCAGCATGCAAAGATGCAGCTAGATTTTACTATGGAAGCACTCTAGAATCTGGGTATTTATATGAATCTAAGCTACTAGTACCAATACCTGCTGAGAAGCCTAAAAATAGCGAAATAAAGCGTTTTGAGCACAAAGCTAACGTAGTGGTAGGAGAGGACATCGAAGGTCTTGTAGAGTCGCTATATGGCGAACCAAGAACTAAGATACCTGACACTATAGCGTATTTCTTTGAGCATATAGGTACTGGATTTCCTGGTGAAATGTACGTAAGATCTAACAGTTTTTTATTCACTTGTGGGCTACTTGGATTAGAATCTGACAGAATTGAAGCTGTATTTTACGAACTTTATCCGTATGATGTTGACAGTAATGTAAGACATATGGTACAAAAGGTAATAGAAGAAGGTTATGAAGTTAGAGAGGAGATATAATGGGATTTCAAACAGAAGGACTAGAAGAAGAAATTGAGGTGCTAAAAGAAGCTAATGTTCAATTAGCCGATAAGATAAAGCTACTTAGTGCGCAAAAAGAAAATGCAGAATTAAAACTGAAGAGTGTTTTAGGAACTTACAGAAAGATAAAAGAAGAAGCTAAAGTTCTACAGAAGTCTTTAACCAGCTCTCTTCAGATACAAGCAGGACAAGGGTATTACGTTACTGATTTATCCGATAAGTTAGAGGACGAGATGGAGCAAATGATTATTAGTAATATTAAAATGAAAGAAGCACTTGAATACTATGCTGACGAAGAACATTGTAATGCTAATTATCCAATGGAAGTGGCAAGAAAAGTACTGGAGAAGTTATAAAGGATTCATCATGTTTTTTACACGGTTTGTTCTTTTTTACACCACTTCACTTTGAAGTGCAAGGTATTAGAAAAGAAGTAGAAGGTATGGATGACGACTATTTAGTAGACGAGGTGAACTTACTTTGTCCAGATGATAAGAAGCTTGACGATATAATCTACAGCTACATAACAACTAATAAGTTATCTTCAGGTGACAGAGAAGTACTTATTAATTATTACGTACTTTATAATATTGAAGACTACTTGATGATTCTAGAAGAAGAGGAGGTGTAATGCTATACATCGATGACCAAACTGCATATAATGACTATAAAGAATACCTGAGCACTTCTCCAGAGATTATATCAGTAGAGGATAACGTCATTACTACGAGAGATTACATTGTAAAAGTTAACGATGAATACTCTGACATTATTGACTTAGTGAAGCCTAAAAGTACTCACAGTAATATTATAGAAAACTCAGGTTATAAATTCAAAACGTATTAGGAAACTTATGGACGCTAAATACATAGACAATGATTATATCTACGACTTAGAAACTTACCCTAACTTATTTTCAATGTGTGTTATTTCATCAGACGGTAAAGATGGTCACATATTTGAGATATCTGATAGAAAGGATAATAGAGAACTACTGTTTGAATATCTAGACGATCTTGAAGAAAAAAGAGCAAGGTTGATTGGGTTCAACAATTTAGCTTTCGATTATCCAATCCTACATTTCATTATGAACAATAGAGATTGTACCGTAACTCAGATTTACAAGTTGGCTCAAAAGATCATTGCAACTTTAAGAGAGGATAGATTTGCAAGTGGAATAAAAGATGTAAAGATTGCTCAAGTAGATCTATTCAAATTAAACCACTTTGATAATGTTGCAAAGAGTACTTTTTTAAAGGTACTTCAGTTTAATATGAAGATAGATAACTTACAAGAACTTCCTTATCCGTTCGATACGAATCTAACAATCCCTCAAATGCAGCATATTGTAGAGTATAACGCAAATGATGTAGTAGCTACATTAATGTTCTATTATGAAAATATTGGAGCTTTGCAACTTAGAGCGTCACTTTCTGAAAAGTATGGTATGAACTTCACAAATGCTTCGGACTCTAAAATAGGTGGTGAGATATTCATTCAAGAGCTAGAGAGAGTGAAGAAGGGATCATGTTACACTTGGAAGAAAGGAAGACGTAGTATTAGACAAACAAAGCGTAAGGTCATTCATTTACAAGAAGTCATCCTACCTTACATAAAGTTTGAACGACCTGAGTTCCAAGCTGTCCTAGATTGGTTTAAGCTTCAGAGTATCTCCGAAACAAAAGGTGTCTTCTCTGATATTCTAGAATCCGATCTTCATGATGTCGCAAAATATGCAAACCTAGTAACGAAGAAATCTAAGAAATTAGCTGGAGAACCCTCCGAAGAAGAGATCAAAGAGTTTATGAAGGAGAAGCCTTTTTGTGAGGTATTAAGGAATGAACTCAAAAGTGGAAAAGTGTCCTACTATTTCACATGGAAAGTAGCAAAAGCCCTAAATGTTGTCATAAACGATCATGAATATGTGTTCGGAGTAGGTGGTATTCACTCAAGTGTGGAACCTACACTGGTAGAATCAGATGATGAATATGTTATAATTGATTTAGATGTAGCTTCTTATTATCCGAATCTAGCAATAAAAAATACGCTATATCCAAAACATTTAAGTGACCAATTTTGCAAGACATATGAAGCGCTGTATGAAGAAAGAAAAACTCACGCTAAAGGTACGCCTGAGAACAGTAGTATAAAACTTGCTCTAAATGCAACGTATGGTAACTCGAATAATCAATACTCACCTTTCTATGATCCTCAGTATACTATGGCTATAACGGTCAATGGTCAATTATCGCTATGTATGCTACTGGAACAGATATTGAAATTAGACGGAGCAACTTCAGTTCAATCAAATACAGATGGTATCACATTCAGAGTAAAGAGATCGGACTCTGACACTGTCGATAGGTTGACGAGAGAATGGGAAGAGGTGACGAAACTTGAGATGGAACGAAACGATTACTCTAGAATGTATATAAGGGACGTAAATTCCTACGTAGCTGTATATGAAGGGTCAGGTAAGTCTAAATCGAAAGGTGCTTATGAAATTACAGATCAGCATCATAAAAATCAATCTATGAGAGTTGTTCAGAAAGCAGTTAAAGCTTTCTTAACTTATGGTACACCTGTAGAAGACTTTATATATAGTCATGATGATAAATACGACTTTATGTTAAGAGTGAAGTTACCTAAAGCTTATAAATTAGTCAGCGTGGACGATGAAGGTGTTGAGCAAAAGGAGCAGAATGTTACTAGATATTATGTGTCAAATTCTGATAAGGCTAAGGTTCTGATTAAAATAATGCCTCCACTTAAGGATAAAACTGAAGATAGACGAAATAATATTGAAGTAAACAGAAAGACAGTGGTTTGTAATGATATAAATGATTATATTGGTGAAATTGACTATGATTATTATGTCGAACAAGCATCAAAACTAGTAGACATATTTTCTCCAGAAGAATAATAATGAATTAACTCTACATATAGAGGAGTCGCAGTAAGATATGTAGTTATATTCCCCATCCAGATGCGCTTATGAGGCTGGGTCACCAGAGGAGGGTGGGGAACTTTTTAAAGAACACTATTGACAAGATTTAAGTAATATGAAATAATGAGTTAAGGCGTAACCTGCCTGACAATAGGGATAGACCTGTGAAGCCTTATATTATGAGTTAATTCCATATAACGGTGAGATTAAGTGGTTAGTGGGGGGACCCTGCATGGGAACATATTTTATCGGGCGGTATGCACGGATAGACAATAGGTAGATGCTTTCTAGATAATCTCTACTGACGATATTGAAGGGGCTGATACTAATGGCTAAAGAAGCACCAGTTAAAGACACTTCGAGGGGGTTCGAATCCTCTGGGTCCGACCATTTTTTAGGAGAAGTATGCTGCACAGAATGTACCTATTCATTACAAAGTTTTTCTACTACGGATACGCTGGAACTAAGTGCGTTGACTTTGATGCTAGTTGCATCCACAATCTTATATATGCGCACATGAATCGTGTCAATAAGTTCATGAAGTCTGACAAAACACATCTAGTATGGAATGACGATCCAAATACTAAAGGTATGCGAAAGTTAGCAGAGTTTACGGAACTTAGTAGAAGGATGGCGGAGAATGAGATGCAAGATAATCACTACTTTGGAATAGTATGTGATAAATATAGAAGCGATACTGAGTGTTTCCTTGACAGAATTAATGATCCAGAATATCGTAAAGAATCTAGGATTGCAATGAAAAAAGATAGGATGAAGGTTGACCAATTAACAAAAAGGTATTATACTTTATTACAGGAAGAAGTGTCGGGATTTTGGGATTAATATGAAAGAAGGATATTACACAGCAACTCACAGTGACTTATTTGTACGAGTACATAAAGTATATCATATCAGCGAGAGAACTGGAAAGATAAAGATGAGAGTCTCGATCTTCTACAAGAGCAACCATAACTTATGTGAGTGGCTGACTCCTAGAGGACCGAAGAACATGAGCTTCATATATGATGGAGTTAAGCATTGGGAAAGTTACAATCCACATGGAGATAAAGATGAAGAGAAGTGAGATGGTAGACAGACTTGTAACTTTCTTAGATAAAAGAGGCTATTTACGTTTTGGGTATGGAGGTGATTATTTATACCCTGACGAAACCGATGCTAAATTTATTTTAAACTTCTTAGAGGATTCTGGTATGTTACCTCCAGATACATATTTATTAAATGAACCAGATCATGAATGGGAGGACGAATAATATGGAGCATTACATAATACCTATTGTTATTTTTTTATATGTCATAATTAAAGCTTTTTTAAAGGGGTTTAACAATGAAAAGAAGTGAGTACACCAAGGGTTTAGTTGACTATATCCTAAAAAAGGACCAACATCTTGCTTTAAATATAGTGCAAACTAAGCAATTAGTTAAGTATGTCAAAAAATACAATGATAAAGTGGGAATGTTACCCTCAGAGAAAACAGATGAGTCTCCTACTGGATACGGAGCAGCATACTTGGATGATATAGAAGTAATGAAAAACTACTTTAAATTCAAACATTCATGGGAGCCAGAAGATGATAGCTAGAATACTAGAGTTCTTACTAAGCTTCTTCAAGAAAACGACGAAGAAAGAAAGTGATCTTAATAAGAAAGTAAAAGATGCAGAGAAAAAACTAAGGGAGATAGAGAATGAAAATCCTACCGATGACGATATTGTGGATCATTTTAATAAATAGCACATTTGCACAAAATGCTGTAAAGCTTAATAAAGGTGATATAAGTCCTCATGATGGAATCCTCCTCACTACAGAAAGAGCTGAGAAAGCAATGAAAGCAGAGAAAAGAGAACTAGTACTGAGTGATCTTAGAATTACTCATGAAGAGTTAATTCAGTATCACAAAGAAGATGCTAGAATGCAACGTAGAAAGCTCTCAGAAGCAAAGTTTAAGAGTTTCTGGGTATCGACAGGTTACTTTATAATTGGTGTTTTAGTTACAGGATTTGCATTTAAAGTTAATCAGAAAATAGGAGATATTTAATGAAAATAGAACATTTAGCGTTAGTTATGTATGGAATAATAGTCCTAATCGGAGTAGTTGCATTTAAGATGCAGAGTAAAACTAGAGCAAATAAATCATTGCAAACTAAGATTAAAAGAAAGAATAATATGGGCATAGATACGTACTTAGTTCCTTATGGTTCTAATATAATTTTTAAGTACATCTCTGTAGAAGGGAAAGTATTTTACGATAGGACGAATAACACAATAATAGATGGAAATGATCTAGTAGAATTGGGAGATTTATAATGGATAAAAAAGCAAGATTACTAGAAATTGTCATGGAGCTTCAAGAATTGTACCCTCATTTAGATAGACTGATGGTAAACGACATAGATCATCCTAACTCTATCATAGTAACGTCAGGAGAGAGATTGGAACAACTTGCCTCGGAAGAGGGTATCGAACTTGACTATAGTGATAATTTCTTTGACGAAGAAAGCGAGGAAGCTCTGATGTCTCTCATAGGTTATGACGGAGATGATGATGAGGGTGGAGGGTTTATACAATGATACTAAGTAACTCAGCAAAATGTTTACTGTGCGGAGATGAGATATTCTCAGCGAGTAGTCACGACTTTACAGAATGTTCTTGTGGCAACATATTCGTAGATGGAGGGATGTCCTACATACGACATGGATATAAGTCCAGTGAATCATATATGAACTTATCTATCGAAATAAGTGAACTTGAATTTGAGATGTGTATGAGTGCATTAGACTGGTGCGATGAGACTAGAAGAAACAATCTAGGAAGAGTATGTGCTATATTTAGAGCACTAAGGGATAGTGGGCATTTAGATGAATAATAAATTAATAGGCTACGATGAAGCTGTTGGAATGATACAGGACCTTGAGAAACAGCAGAAAGTTAATAAGAGAAGAAGACGATCGCTTGGTCAAATAAGAAGATCTAATTCACAATCACTGGTAGAACTTACTAAGAAAGAGATTAACATACTTCTATCGCTAATTCACGCACATAAACAAGCTAGAAAGCTACATAAAGAAGCTAGACACTATAAAGATATTGCATTAAGCGGATGGGAAGCGGATGATTAATCTTATATCTGGAGGACATTGGTCCGAGAAAGGGTATTGTTATAGTATCTATATGATAATACCAAGTTTCACTATAAATAAAACAATAAGTATAGACAGTAGTGAGCATAAATCAATTAAATTGAGTTTTCCTTCAAAAATAGTCTTGACAACAAATTCACTTTACTTTAATATGGTATGTAGTATTCTTGGGTTCGGCTTCGGTCTAGAGATCCAAAGTAAAAGTTAACATTGGAGTTACAATGAGTAGTAGTTTAAAAAACATTAAATCTAGATTCTTAGAAACAATAGTTGAAGTTTCTGAAATCACTTCTATTCCTATAGAGGATATTACTAGAGAAGATTATGTTAGAATTTCCGTAGATTGTGATCTTCTAGGAAGACTGAACAAAGAAGAATTAAATCTTATGGGAGGGTTTTCTTTTTTAAAAGAGACTCTATTTGAGATAAAAACTCTCAAGAAAGCTCAAAAGCTGCAAGAAGAAGCAGAGACTACTCAGAAGATTTACGATTTTATAGTGGAAACATTTATAGAAATATCTCAGAAGTCTGGGTTCTTACCAACGGTTAATGAATTAATACATCAAGGTATTTCTAATAAGATGGTAAAGGACCATTTTGGATCTTACAAGAGGTTATATAAAGTAGCAAAAGAAACAGCAGGAGATACTTTATCTAACTTCATCACAGAACATTCTTTTTCTAAAGAAAAAAGAGATAATACTAAAAAAGCAGTAAAAAAACATAAAAAGTTTGTAGTTACTACTGCTGTTTCTGGAAAACCTGTAGATTCGGATTTTCTCAAGTCATTAGAGAATTACGCAGAAAAAAACAAAGCAGCTATAATGATAATGCCTTGTCAAGATGTGTCTAAAAGAAATAAAGAATTTCAATGGGAGCTTCATCCGTCATTAGCTAATCATCATATTATATTTGAAGATGTTTATCTAAATGAAAAAATACATCTAAGTAGTATATTAGTAAGTGCTAAACAAATACACCCTCTCACAGGTCTTGATAGATTAGCCCAAAGAAAGGGAAGTATGGTTCTTGCCTCTCCTAAACAGGATTTAAAGTTCGTGGCAAATTCAAACAAAAAACTACCAAAAGCTCTTATGACAACTGGAGCTTTAACTGTACCAGATTATTTTGAAGATTTCTATATGTCGAAAAGAACATCTTATCTAGCAGAATTTGACCATGTACTAGGTGCTATTATTGTGGAGATCGTTGATGATAAGTTGTATCACTTTAGACAATTACAATCAGGAGATTTAGGAGAAGTTACAGATCTTGGTAGACAATATAACCCTGACGGATCTGTTAACAATGTAGACTGTATAGCAGTTTTCGGAGATACTCACATTGGAGCACATGATAAACTGGTCAATAATGAACTTATGAAATTAAGTAAATTAGTAAGAGTTAAAGAGGCTGTTTTTCATGATATTTTCGACGGAAGATTTAACAATCACCATGATGAAGGTAAACCTATAACTAAGGCTAAAATAGCAGAAAAAGGTCAAAATAGCTTAAAAAAAGAAGGAGAACTTGTTTCTAGTTTTCTTAATAAATGGTCAGATAAACTGGATAAACTTACTATTGTAAAATCTAATCATGATGAAGTTCTTGATAGATTCTTAAACTCTCCTAGATTTGTATTTGATTCAATAAACTTAAGACTGTCTTGTGAGCTTGTATTAGATATGTTAGACGATAAAGACCCTTTAAAGTCTCTGATCGTAGATAAAATTTCATTAAAAAGTCCAGAAAAAGTAAACTGGCTAGAAAGAGATGAAGATTATAAGGTATTTAAGTCGGAATTGAGCTGCCATGGTGACTTGGGAGCGAATGGATCTAGAGGATCTTTAAAATCATTAGAAAAAGCATATAACAATGCAATAGTGGGACATTCTCATACAGCAGGGATATTGAGAGGAGTAAAGCAAGTAGGGACTTCTAGTTTGTTAAAATTAGGGTATAATAGAGGTCCTAGCTCTTGGACTCAAACAGCTTGTATAGAATACCCTAATGGGTCTTTTCAGTTAATTAATTTTATAAAAAAAGACGGGAAAGTGATTTGGAAACTTTAAATTTATAAAGAGGTAATATGTCAGATAAATTAAAGGACTACATAGATCAATTTCACGATCATGATGTATTCATACCAACCAAAACTATAAATCTTTCTGGTGACGTTGACGAGGACCTATATAACACTGCTCTCTGTAACCTCCACAGTCTTGATTCTACGCATGGGGAGATAACTATCAAGTTGATGTCTGACGGAGGATCTGTATCGATCGCTAGAGGCATTTACGACCTCATAGTGTCCTGTAAAAATCGTGTTAGGATAATCACCTATGGAGAAGTTTCTAGTGCAGGGACAATAATACTTCAAGCTGCAGATCTTAGAGTTATGTCTAAAAACAGCAAATTGATGCTCCATATAGGAAGCGAAGGTGTACCTAGTGATCATCCTAGAAATGTAGATAAGGTCTATGAGCAGCACCGGATTGATGAAAAATGGATAGAAGACATTTATATTGTAAGAATAAAAGAAAAAAAGAAAAGATACACTAGACAACAGTTAAAAAATCTGCTAACATGGGATACGAGTCTCAATCCAAAAGAAGCTTTGGAGTTGGGGATTATAGACGAGATTGGTGAAATACAGTAATGGAGGATAGGAATGAGTAATTGTTTAATCACAGGCAAAGAGACTAAAGACAAAATTAAAAATGTTCCAGTATCTAGAGAAGGAAGAGAACTTCTTAAACAAATAACAGAGAGTCATAATGAAAAGATATTTGAAGTATATAAGAAAAAGAATAACGAAGCAAACAATGGTATCGATCTAGATGAGAAGACGCTTAGAAACTTTGCTCCTAAATTATCAACAAAAAGAATCATATCTCTTCTTCTTGAGGATGAAAAAGACATCATTGAAACTAGAGATGAGATTTTAGGAGCTTAGTATGTACCAAGATAATGAAACACTCATAACCACATTTCCTATTGGTAAAGAAGACATTGATAGTTATATTCCTAAAGGGACTACCGTAAAGTATATAAAGGTAATCCCTAACGATAACGACCTAGCTATGTCTATGATCGCTATAGAATATGGAGATAAAACTTTGATGACACTAGAGACTAATGTTAAAGTAAAGAGTTGGTGGAGAAGACGTAAGGCTTTTAAGCAGTTCAATAAGCAGATGATGATCAACAACCCTAGATTGCGCAGATATCACACTAATCCAATACTTAAGTTATATTACAGAACTTATTACTTTATTGTAGATAACTTTGGAGAGAAAAAATGAGCAAGTTTGCAGTTGGAGATAGAATTATTTTAATCATTTTAACTTTATTATTATTTGCGTTTATTACAGGGCGCATGTCTGATAATAATAATCAGAGGGACATTCAATTAGACCGTTTAGAGAAAATTTTGAAGGATGAGAAATGCGCTTAACCAATCTATTAATATTAACCGCTGTAGGTTTTGCGATAATATACAGCATAGGAGCAAGTTATTATGTCTAAGAAACTAGAGATTGATGTATGGGCAACAGTAAATGGTCTACATACTATTCAAGGTATTGACGATATTGTTGGGGATGTTATGTATAGACATAATGAAAAATACTTCAGAGCAAAGTTAATCATAGATATTCCAGAGCGTGAGAAGATGTTAGGTGAATATGAAGTTTTAGATGTTGTTCTTAGAGCATTAAATGGAGGTTACGAGTATAAAGAGCTATCAGAGTTAATCGTAGAAGAACTATTTGGAGATATAAAATGAGTATTTCGTAAGGGGAAGTTATGCTAATTAGACAATACAGCAGTATTAGTGTTAATTCTGGGAGTATCATTGAATTTGATGACGATCCAGGTGTAAAATACAAAGTTATCTCTTGTATAAGTCTAGAGTTACTTGACAAAGCAGGGTACCAATTAAACTTAAGGAGAATTTTGCAAAGTAGTTGAAGAGTCGGATGTAAAAGTCATACTTTTAGTGAGTGGGAAGCTCATATTAAAAGCGATGAAACATATATTAGTGAATGTAGTGACGAACAATCATATAAAGATATGATAAAAATGATTAAAAGAATTATAAAAATGAACAAGAAGGATTAGTAGTGGAAAGATTCTTAAAAGATTACTTGTACTATAAATTAAGCCCTTATCTATATGAATACGATTGCGAAGGAATTGTGGATTTTAGTGATGATTCTAAATGGATAGAGATTGATGAAGGTGATACAGGTAGAAGAATGAATATGTATTCGATTAAAATAGAATGGATAGTTCAAGGTAAGCAAGAAGCTCGTGAACAACTTAGTAGATCAAAGTACAGAAGACTATGTAAAAGAGTAGATGCAAGATTTAGAAAATTAAATAGGAGTTTATAATGGAGCCCAAGAAATACAACGACAACAAACCAATGATGTCACTAATCAGACCAGAATTCCAATTAGATCTTGCAAGGGCTCTCACATATGGGTATACTAAGTATGGCGAGCAAAGAGGCGATATTCAGAACTATTTAAAAGGTGATGGATTTCATTACAGCACAATACTGGATAGTCTCCAGAGGCATTTAAACGCATTTCAGAGTGGTATAGACATTGATGAGGAGAGTGGATTGAATCACTTGTCTTTGGCTGCAGCTAATCTGATGTTTTTGCATACATATCAAAATAGTGGTAAGGGTACTGATGATAGAGTTAACATAAAGGAATTGAAATGAAAAGAAGCGAAATGATTAAAGTTATGTTAGAATCATATTGTAAGGAGATTCCATACAATGATGATGGAGGAGTTCAATTAATGTTGAAACTTGAGAGAATATTGACTGATATAGAAGAAGCTGGGATACTACCTCCTTTAACTGAATCTGGAAAACAAGACTTCTATACATCAGACAGAGCTGCTCTAGATATATCTAGAGTACATAAAGTTCATGTATGGGAGCCCGAAGATGGATAGTCTATTCTGTATAACAACAATGCTACTCAATCTATCAAGTGAACCAATGTTCGATGATAAAAGAGATAACAAGGCACTTGTAAGAGCATCTTATGTATGTTATAATGACGATAGATACAAAGACCAACCATGCTTGAAATATTTTATTAAGAGTGACGTAGGTGTTTATAATGTGATCTGTGGATTTAAGGAGAAGAGATGAAAGGTTATCTAATTATATCTTGGAACCCCTGGGATTGTGAAATTACATATAAAAAGGTGTTCCTAAGTAAAGAAGAAGCTGATGAGTATGTAAAGAAATATATATTTAATATGTCAGTACAAGAAGAATTAGAGATAATTGAGGTAGAGGTAGGATGAACAATAGCAAAGCAATATATTTCACATCAGATCAACATTTTGGGCATGCTAACTCAATAAAGTTTGACAATAGACCTTTTCGTGATTTAGAACATATGCATAGAGTTCTGATAAATAACTACAATGCAGTTGTTCCTGAGAATGGAGTATGTTATATTCTAGGTGATTTTAGTATGATGACTTCTGATAAAATAAAAGAGATAGTATCGCAGTTAAATGGTACTAAGGTGTTTGTTTTAGGAAACCATGACAAGAAACACACTTCAATGTATAACATCGGATTTGATGTTGTAGTTAACTCAATTGACTTATATATAGCAGGAGAACGTGTTACAATAAGCCATTGTCCTTTACGTGGGATTAAACGTGAGGATGTTACTGGAATGAAAGGAGCAGTTGAAGGAGATAATTGGCATGGAGAATCTAGGCATTTACAGTTCAGTGTAGAGAATCAAGGGCAATTCTGCCTTCATGGACATCTTCATGCACCAAATGGAGGGAAGTCAAGTGTGAAGCAAGGAAGACAGTGGGATATAGGCGTTTGTGGTAATAATTACACTCCCATAAATATAAGTAAGATAGAATCGTGGATAGCGAAAACTTTGAAGGATGAGAAATGAGTTTAACTAATCTATTAATATTAACCGCTGTAGGTTTTGCTATAATATACAGCATAGGAGCAAGTTATTATGTCTAAATATACGTTTATATCAGAACAAAACGGTCTTAAAGTGACTGTTGAATTAGAGGATGAGCAACTGTCTGAGATTGTTGAATCATTTAAAGGTTTCTTATTAGCAACAGGGTTTCATCCAAAAACTGTTAAAGATGTATTAGTTCCAGAAGATGAGGATTAATGTTGACTAGATACTCAGTCTGAGTTAAAATTCATGTAACAGTCGAACAAAGGTGGATATGAAGTCAAAAAAAGGCAGCATTATAAAAGAAAATAAAGACGGGGAAGTAGACAAGTTACGAGCAAGGATTAGGAGATTAGAAACAGATAATAAGAGGTTAACAGCTAAGAATAAAAAACTACTATCTGAAATTAAAACCTTAGAAGTATATAGAGAAGTTACTACAGGTCATATCGGGGATAAACTGAACGGGATACCAGTTGAAAAAGTAGTGAAGAGTGTAGAGAAAAAACAAAAAGCAAAGAAAGAATCAAAAGAGAAAGAGGGTAAATCAAAAGAAGCTTGTCCAGTTTGCTATGGTCCAGTAAAAGAGATCAAGTTTATAGCTGGAAAAGTGAAGGTTTGCTCCAACTCGAAGTGTAAATTTAGAGAGACTGTAAATGAAAAAAAGTAAATCATATGTCCCAGTTGCAAAACTGAAAAACAATCTAAGACGTATACATCAACATTGTCCTCAAAAAGCTAAAGCTAAAGCTAGAGCTAAGATAGACATAGCAACCTTTAAGTGTGAAGTTACTAAATGTAAGAATGGATATTATGAAGGAAAATCTGATAAAAGATTTGAAGAAATAAGAGATAAATGGAAAGATAGTGATGGGTTCATAATTGAAAAAGGTAAGATCGAGCTTGACCATCAAAATCCGGTGGTTGATGTTAAAAGAGGATTTGGAACTTGGGACGATTATATAAATAGTCTATGGATAGCATCTGAAGATTACACTAATATGTGTAGATCTTGTCATGCTGAGAAGAGTGCAAAAGAAGCTGGAGAAAGAAAAGAATCAGGCAGCTTAAAGAGGAAAAATAATGGACACTAAAACATTTCTAATAGAATCTTTGTTTCTAAAAATGGAAAAAGATGAGGATAACAATATATTCAATAATTTGAATAACTTCTCAAGAGATGAATTCGTATTTGAAGAAACAATAAAACATTGTGTTTATTTTTTTAAAGAAGTACTAGAGGATAAAGATAGGGTTCAAAAAGGAATGGATCATTTCTATCAGGAAATGGTAAAATTGCAGGACGAACTAAAAAGGAAGGGAAAATGATTGAAGAATGGAGAATACACACAGTCACAATTAGCCGATATATTCAAGATAAGATCTGGATATGTCTCTTTATTAATTAATAGAAAAACTTGGAAACATATATAGGAGAGTTTATGAAAATTTATCAAGATAGAAATACGTTTTGGCATGATAAGGAATGTTTTAACGGAGAACCAAGAAGTAATAATAAGTTTATATATACAGCATATTCAAAATATTTAACTAAAGGTAGTATAAACATGAGTTCTATTTTAAAAGAATATAACAAATGTACAAGATCTCTATCTCCTGTAATTATAGATAGAACAGCAGGAAGAACCGACTTTCCGATCAGTAAAGACGAAATTATAGGAACATGTTCGTTAGGATTATTGACTCGTAATGAGCTTCAGAATAGCCACTGGAACTTCTGTAATCTAGAAGGTAACTTTGATAGGAAGCTTACCTTTAAGAGTCTTATAACAGCAGCTAAGGCGTTATACAAGATACGTAAAGAACATAGGAACTATTTCTGGCAAAATAAGATGGTGGAGACTTATCCTCTAGCTTTTTGGCTACCTTGGTGGGATCAGTACTACATTAATCGTCAATATAATAAGAAATCGTCATTAATTCAATACCTTGCATTTTATGCAAATGCTATAATGACGTTGACAAAGGGAAATAAGTCCGTTAAAATGCTTTTATGGCTGCAACTGAGTGATATGAATCACTGGTTATTAAAATTTGTACCTAAGAAGAAATATGTGGAAGCTTATTTCGAGGAAGGTCATCCTTTTAGGGAGGGAAATGAATGAAGAAATTATTAGTAGCAATTATGCTTTTGCCAATGTTGGCTTTCGCAGGAAAGAAACCAAGAGTGTTAGAGTTAAACGAAAACAACACCATTAATTTTAATGACGAGTTCAGTGCAATGTTTGTTGCATCAAAACAGTTAGAAGCTATCAGTTTGTGTTTTGCAAATATTGGAAAGGAAATCAATATTGTGCTTTATACTCCAGGTGGAAGTATCTCAGCAGGTCAGCTATTCTTTGATACGTTAAACGCTTTGCCATGCACGTTTAATACTATCACTATTTTTAGCGCATCTATGGGATACCAAACCGTTCAAAACTTAGGTAAACGTTATATCCTTCCTTCAGGACGATTAATGTCTCACAGAGCAAGTATTAGTGGATTAAGTGGAGAATTAGGCGGAGAACTTGACTCAATCATCTCACACCTAAACACTATGGTAACTGAAATGGAAACAGTTGCCGCGTCTAGAGCTGGACTATCTCTAGAGAATTATCGCAAAGAGATTAGCGATGAGTTATGGATGACAGGGGAAGAAGCTGTTACAAAGAAGCATGCAGATGAAGTAATAGTAGTTAAATGTGGCAAATCCCTGTTAGGAACACATATTCGCACAATAAACTCTATTTTTGGACAACTGAGTGTAGAGTTTTCTAACTGTCCGATCATCACAGCTCCTATCAGAATTCAGTCAATGAGACGATCAGATGCTATTAAATATGAAAGTAACTTTAATAATATATCAAATAGAATCAAAACAACTCTGTAATGAACGATCTATCGTTACAGGAACTCCTCCAAATATTAGAGAGGGACCCTGAAAAGGGTCCTGATCTTGTACCATCAAAAAATGATTCAAAACTAAGTACATTCTACTCAGAAAAAAAGATAAGGTCAGGTGTTGATCGTATTGCTACTTTCATGGTATACTACCTATATAAAGAAGTGTGGGGTGGTGATATGTCAAAGATTGGGTTCTTTAGAGTTTTCAATAAAGACTTCATCCAGGTTAGAACTGGTAAGCAGCGGTACTATCTATTAGATGGTGATAGTTTCGATTTGAGCAGGGAAGGGAAGCTAGAAGCACAGTTTAAATGTAAGGGGAAAAAGTGAGTAAAAAAAAGAAGAAAAATAGCAGAAGAGACAAACAAGAGTTTCCGAATCTAGACGTTAGTTACAATCTAAAAGCTAGAAGGGACTACCTTGACAATCGCTACTACATTAACGGAGTTAAACAAAATGGGGAATTGGTAATGTCGCCACTAAAAAAAGAAATAAAGCAATATTTAAATGATTTCAATAAAGAGTACTACAACGCATCGTTTGATAGTAAGTATAACTACGATAAGATTCATATATGTCAAGTTGATGAGGCTACTATAATGGACATCAAAGCTCAAATAAGAGATATTAAACTACTAAGGAAAAGAATCTTTAATAAATCACCTAATACTACTACTGATGAAGATAGAAAGATTGCAAATGGATATAACGATCAGATAGAAGAGATGGAAGAGTTTTTGAATAAAATTCACCCTAGAAGAGAAGTAGAGCATGCTAATAATAAGAGAAACTATGATCTACTTAATATGGCAAAAGCTTCAAATGAATACGATTTAGTGTCTTGGGAAGACTTAAAGGAAGAAACTATATCTGAAGAAGATATTGATAGTGATTACGTTTATTTCGATAGAAAGGAAGATAAGTACTAAATAAGATTTAGTAGCTTAATTACCCCATAAGCGGCTCCAGAAACGATCCCAATACCAGATGTAACACTTACTATCAGTTTTAATAAATATCTTACTGTGAGCTTATTCTCGATAGTCTGAATGCGACTATTAGCTTCTTCACGGACAGTTAATGCTAAATTCTCTATAGCGTCTGATCGTCTCATGTGCTTTTCAAGATCTTGTCGATTTAGTGCGACATCAACTTTCATTTCAGAGATATCGTCTCGTATTTCTTTTACATCAACTCTGTTTTCTCTTAACAAATGAACTATTAGATCTTCTTTTTCCACATCAGTACTCCTACCTTAGATTCGCTATTTTCGCTAGTAATTCTTTTACTCTAGCTCCGTCAGAAAAACCTGACATATTTATTGCTTCGTTTTCTATTTCATTCTTATCCATGTCGGATAGTTTAAGTGCATCAATCTTACCCATAAGATCTTCAATTTGATCTACTGGAGTATAATCTCCAGAACTCTGTTGAGTATTAACTCTATCAATAGCGTTATTTACGTCATCAATATCTTCCTGATCTGGAGCGTCAGTTATAAGTTCTGGTTGTTCAGGCTCTTGTTCGGCATATCCTTGTAGAAGTGAATCTAAATCAACAGAACCAGCAAGCTCTCTTCCTGTTTTTTCCTGTACTATTTTATCTTGGAAATCTTTAACTCTTTCAGGTGTTTGCTTATTCCACTTACTCTTTGCTGCATTTTTAGCAGCTTCTTCAAACTTACCTTCTTTAATAAGCCTAAATGTGTTTTTAAAGTCCAAGACAGTTGTCATTCCTAGTTGATATACCATATCTTTTACACCATCTAGTTGTGTTTCCGATAGGTCACTTTCTGGAATGCCAAATTTAGCTAATACTTTACTAGCATCTTTATCATGAATTGGAATATCTTTTGATAGAAGCTCACTAGCTTGTTCTTCGCTTAGGTTAATAAAATCTTGTGGATCTTCATCTGATTTTATCTTATGCCCATATCCTGCAGTTAAGTACCCTTCGGAGTCATAATAAAGACCGTAATCAGAAGATCCTTCTATTCTACTATTCTTTTTAGTTCTTTCAGTTTTATTTCCTAGAGGAGTTACTTTTTTTAAAAACCCTGAGCCAGCATATCCTTCTTTTTGTTTTATGTTAGATAGTCTATCTTCAACTGAGGCTGGTGATCTACTGAGTTCTTGTTCCGGCACATAAGGAGAATCTACTGCTTCTGCTGAAGAAATAGGATTAGTAGTTTCTAAAGCATCCATCATTTCATCTTCCATATTAGGAACTTCTCTTTTTACCAACTCTCTAAATGCTGGACTTTGAGATAATGCCCAAATAGCTTGAGACTTTGTTGGACCTTCCTGAGTTGCTGCGTTCATTAACTGTTGTCCTATTAGTTGAGATCCCTTTTTATCTGATGCTGATAATTTTGCTCCAAAAGCTTGAACCTGCTCTCCTGTCATAGTGTTTAACAACTCTATAGTATTCTTAACTGGACTAGTTATTGGTCTAGTTAAATCTGACGCTTTTTTTACAACTCTTCCTGCTATATTAGGAACATCAGATACTATTTTACCGAAGATACCTACTCTTGAAATATTATCTCCTGAAGTTTCTCTTCCTGATATTTGGTTAAGTTTTTTAACTAAGTCTAATTGTTGTTTCATTTCTGGAGTAACAACTTTCTCTCCTAGTAGTTTTTTAGCTAAGTCACCTTCCTGTCTAGTCTTAAACCCTTGTTCAAAACCTAATTTTCCGCCTATCTTATTAGCAGCAAGTTCTTGATTTATATCTTTTCTTACAGAAAGTCTCTTGTTTATTCCGAGCATCTCTTCGGCACTGAATATATCTGAGAATCTAGCCCTCTTATTTATTAGGTCTTCTTGACCAGATTTAGCTACCACATCGTCAGTTAACTCTTTCAGTTCTCCTGCCAGTTTCTGTGCTCTCTGGATAATAGGGTCATCAGACGCTCCTTGAGCTTTTGCAAGTTTTGTAGCAAGGTTAAGCTGCTTTCTTAATGACTCAACTTCACTTATTGACATTTTTTCTAAGTTTAAGCTAAGTTTATCTTCAACATTTCCAACTAATGCTGAAACTCTTCCAGTTCCTTTATCAACAGTTTTAATTATAGGTCTTCCTGCGTTATCAACTATTTTTGACATCTCTGGTTGATATGGAGTTGCATCAGATAATACACTCTCTACATACTCTTCACCTTGAGGGGATTTAAATTTACCTTTAGTCCCAGCAATAACCCCTTCTTGAGTCTGCATGGGTATTTCTAGGGTATCTAGAGATCTTTCGACATCACGGATAGTCTCTAGAGGGTCACCCGATTCCATAGATCTTTTCGCAAGTTGTTTCTCACCTTTAATAATAGCTTGATCGACCTTACCTTGACTTTCGATTTGTTTTTTAAGAGCTTGTTTTTGAGCTGTTGCAGCTAATTTATCACCTTGTACATCTTGACCTGCAAGTTGTCTTAGTTTTGGAAGAAGTTCTTTGTTCTGAAGATCAAGTACATCTTCTTTTGTAAGTTTTTTAAGGTCTTCAATTGCATTATTAACTGACTTTTTAGTATCTACCACATATCCTAAAGCATCTAGCTTTTCTTTTACTTGTTTTAGATTATTAGCCTTTTTATCAGATTGAATATTCTTTAATATCTTTTTAGAAATCGTAACTAAGTCCTCATCCAGAACCTCTTGTGCTACTTTCTTTCCTTGTGCACCGTACTTATAACTCGCTGTCGCTGTCTCTGCCCCTGGAAGACTTTTAAGTATCGACTGTGTTCCTTTTTTGAGTCCTGAAACACCTTCCTTAGCCCCTTTAACAGCCAATGGTAATGCTGCACCTAAAGTTCCACCTAATACTGTACCAGTTGCAGTATCAACTATATCTTCACCTATTGTTTCACCTTCTCCATAACCTAGCCCTGAGACTGCTCCATATTTTGCACCAAGCTTAGCTGCTTGCTTCATAGCTTCTTTTGATCCAGATTTAAGTACTCCAGCCGCTGCTGTACCACCTCCAGATAGAAGACCTGGTAATATACCTCCGGCTATATCAGCTCCCATATATGTCAGTGGATTAGCTTCTTGTGCTAGCTTATCCTCTTTTCTGGAAATATCTCTTAACTCTTTGTATGTATCTTTTATTCCAGTCTCATCTAAACCTTTGAAACCCTTTTGACGAAGCTGCTCATCTATATTTTCTGGAGAATCGGGGATTAATTTAGCTATTTTTTGTCTTAATATTTCTATTGGGGTCAGTGCCGCTGCACCTAATTCTTCTCCAAAGCCTAAAGTAGCTCCTTGAGCTACACCACGACCTAGTGACTCTAATTGTGAAGGAGAGTTAGGATTCAGTTCTTCTTTAAGACTAAACGTATCTTCTGTTGACTCAGATTCTTGAATTGGTTCAAATCCAAATTCAGATAAGTCATCTAACTCGTCTAGAGGTTCAAATCCAAATTCTGATAAATCATCTTTATTTGCCATTATTACTCCGCGATCTTAGCTTTAGGATGTCTCTTTAAAAATGCTTCTACTCTATCTCTAGGTATAGTTCCTATTCTACCATCAGCAGTCTGAACAGTAACCTTTTCTAATTCTTCTTTTAGTTCACCTTTTTTATTTATAACTTTCATAGTATTTTTATTTTTAGCTTTTAACGATTCTAAGTTAGTAAGCATTTTATTAAGTATATTCATGTTTACTTCTGGATAACTCCCCATAGAAACTTGAGATTGTTCAAAGAATTTTCTCTCTGCGTCTGAGTCAATCGCTTTTGACATACCTGCAAACATTTTGGTCATTTTATCTAATGATATCTCATTAAAAGTTTGTCTAAGTTTTTGACCTTTATTCCCTAATGGACTTATGTATTGATCAATA